GTGACTGAATTAAAATCATTTATTGCGTCTGGTGGAAGTTATGCAGCCAAAATAGGAGAAACTGATGATTTGGTTATGGCCTCTTTATTAACGATACGAATGATGCAGGAATTATCGGATTATCACTATAATTTAGAAGAACATATTCGAGATCATGATGAATACATTGAACCCCTACCCTTCTTTGCTGTGATAAGTTGATAAATAGATTATGCCAATAAAAAATGATTCATTAAACCGTAAACTCTACGATCTGTTGAACGCCCGAGGGTATAATCCTATACCAAGAGACAGTGATGTTGCTAGTGCAGGCAAGACTGTTCCTCCGGAAGAAGCAGACGTATTCAAGTTTACGTTCACTCAGGGTGATAACAAAATAGATGATGCTTGGGTATCCGTCGATGGTGCGCAAAATCTAACATTATATTACGACCAAGACCTAGCAGACAAAGCATCCGAGCGTACACCCGGAACACAGTTTGATGATAGTTGGTACGGATTATTAAAACATTTAAAAAAGTGGGCTCATGCTCGGCAGTTGAGCTTTAAACTAGAATCCAAAGAAAAAATTGATAGTGACATGGCACAAAGGACATATATGAAGAAGAAAGAACAAATCGCAGAGGGATATTACCCAATGGGTAAGACAGCAAGTTACAGCGATGCAGTACCGACTGTAAAGATTATCCTACAACATTCTCGCCAAATTCAAGAAGGTGAGCAGAGATATCGTAATGTTTCTAAGATTTTCTTAGAAAATGCAGAAGGTGAAAGATTTCTTTCTCCTACAAACAAGCCTGGTCTTGCACAAGTATATGCACGACATTTAGCAGAGGGCGGTGTTCCTAATGATGATCGTTGGAATCACTTAAAGTCATTGTGCGAAGAATATTCAAAGATGGCAGGATTCGTTCGTGCAGTTCGTAGTAATCAATTCAATGAGTCAGCACAGAGATTAGTTAATGAAGGGTTAAATCATTACCAAGGTCTACGTGAATCATTAAGCAAGTTACGTGGTAGTCGCGGATACAATACATATTTTGAATCATGGACTCCTGCACTAATGGAAAATGAAGGCGATGATCAGAATAACTTAAATGAGTTATTTGTACAGGAAACACTTGATCCTAGAATTGAATCTGTTATTCCTATTCTAAATAAATTGAGCAAGAATTTAGGTGAGATGAAAGAAGTAAGCGAGTTAGCAGAATGGGCTGACAGTTTAATAGAGTCTCCTGGTGCAGAGACATTAGCTCACAATCAAACAACAGAGAAGTCTAGACTAGATGCATTTGATTTGGATGAGAATGACGGTGGACAACAAGCGTTGAATCCAGTTGGAATTCCAGAAGAAGACGAATTAGTGCAGGAAGGTAAACCGAGCAAAACAGATTTAGCAATGGCATATCTAAAAGCAATAGTCATGGCTCCTACTGGAACACCAGAGAATGAAAGAATAAGAAATTGGCAAGAGAAGCTAGAAGACGAATTTGATATCGAAATGGACACCGGGGCTCTTGCTCAAATGCTGCCACAATTTGATAGTATGCTACAGGCAGGCAAACTTGATAAATTACAAAACCGAATGGCTTCTCGTGGCGAACTTGAAATAGGAGAGAGTCAACACGGTGTAGAAGAAGGTATCTTGGATACAGTTAAGAAAGTCGGCGGTAAAGTGTTAGACAAACTAGGTCACGGTAGTGATGAAGATTTACTAAAAGACTTGCAAAAGAAAGCAGGAGTTCGTGGACCTAATCACGGTAAGCCAAGTATGGCACAATCTGATGTTGAGAAGCGTACTGATGAAGTTGACATGGGTCAAGCCGACAGTTCATTGAGAAGTGAACCAAAACAAGATAATGGTAAAATGGATCACTTCACTGCATTAGGAAAAGCATCAAAGAAAATGGGACACGACCATTATATGGATGTACCTGATGACAAACTTGAAGCACTTAAAGCAATGGTTAAGAGATTCAGAGCCGGTGAAGAAGTTGATGAAAGTGCGTTACAAGCATACATAGGTGACAAGAAGTACGGTAAAGATGGTATGGATGCACTGCGCAAAGCTGGACAAGACGATGCTAGCGAAAAGACAATGCAAAACATCCGTGCTGAGTATAGCAGTAAAGAAGAACCTGTTACAGAAGATGGACAATTCGCAGGTGATTTTGCAACAGGTGAAGCTGGGCAATGGCGTAACAAAGGTCCTAAAGCAAACAAACCAGCAACAGTAGGTGACTTAGTTGGAGAAGGACAAGAAGACTTGGCTGCAATGATGAGAATTGTTAACAGATAAAAGGGTAAATAAACCTCACTTAAAAGGTGAGGTTTACCACATCTGGCATAAATATACTTGACACAGATGAAAGCATTTGCTATACTTACACTTGTGTTAGTCACTAATAGGTAGTGACGAATATTAAACGAGACCATCTCAATTTTATAAGGAAAAATATCATGGCATCATTAGCAGAAATTCGTGCTCGTATCGCGGCACAAGAAAACAAGTCAGGCAACAAGGGTTCTAACACCCAATCAGATAACTCAATCTACCCCCACTGGAACATGGACGAAGGCACTACTGCTAGTATTCGTTTCTTGCCAGATGGTAATTCAAAGAATGATTTCTTCTGGGTTGAGAAGCAAATTATCAAACTTCCATTCAATGGCGTTAAAGGTGATTCTAACGTTAAGCGTATTGAAGTACAAGTACCATGCGTAGAAATGTATGGTGACAACTGTCCTATCTTGGCAGAAGTTCGTCCTTGGTACAAAGACGAAACATTAAAAGAAATGGCAAACAAATACTGGAAGAAGCGTAGTTATTTGTTCCAAGGTTTTGTTCGTCAAAACCCACTAGGTGATGATAAGACTCCTGCGAATCCTGTTCGTAGATTTATCATCAGTCCGCAAATTATTCCAATCGTTAAGGCAGGTCTAATGGATCCTGAGATTGAGGAATTGCCAACTGATTATATGCGTGGTCTTGATTTCAACATCAAGAAAACAAGCAAAGGTGGCTATGCAGATTACTCAACAAGTAACTGGGCACGTAAAGAATCTCCTCTTACAGAAGCAGAACAAGCCGCTATTGAAGCACATGGTTTGTTTAACTTAGCCGACTTCTTGCCTAAGAAGCCAGGCGAAGCTGAACTGCGTATTATCAAAGAAATGTTTGAAGCATCAGTTGATGGACAACCGTATGATAATGAGCGTTGGGGTGCATACTATCGTCCATACGGTCTTGAAGCTCCTGCAGGAGCTACGGCTAAACCTCCCGCGTCTGCTGGAACCAGCGCACCCGTAGCAACTCCCGTAGCAGAAACTTCTACTGCACCTTGGGATGACGATAGCGCATCGGCTACACAACCCGTAGAAGTGCCAAAAGCCGCATCTAGTGACAAAGCACAGGACATTCTAGCAATGATCCGTGCAAGACAAAACAAGTCTTAATGGAATAAGGGGAGTTTAAGCTCCCCTTTCCGAAGGAGAATAAAATGACCCTACCAGATGAACGCTACCGGGCCCTCAAGCAAGGTAAAAAACTATTAGAAGAACTATGTGACCCGGGCCGCACACCCAGAGTCCCTTCATTAGTAAGAGATAGAGCAAGGAGTGTTCTTAGACACTATCCAAGTGATTACGAATTGGAAAAAATTGCGGATAATTGTCCAGAGTTTCTTGACAAAATATCATTTTCTGATAGAATGTATATGAGCACCTCACAAAAAGTAATAGGAGAATAAAATGAAAAAATTGAATAAGTTAGCTAAAGTAAATGAAAGCATTACTATCAACCGTTATGACAACGGTTGGATGATTGAAGCGTCCGGGCGTGATAAAGAAAACGATTGGAAAACTTCAAAAGTAATGTGTAATACAGAAGAAGAACTTTTTGCAATAGTTAAAGAGTGGAATACTATGGAGTTAGATAACTGATATGGGAAAACCTTTTGACATTAGTAAATTTCGCAAAGACATTACAAAGTCTATTGAAGGACTTAGTATCGGCTTCAATGACCCGACAGATTGGATTAGTACAGGCAATTATGCCTTGAACTATCTTATCAGCGGTGACTTCAATAAAGGTGTACCCTTAGGTAAAGTTACAGTATTTGCCGGCGAATCAGGATCAGGCAAATCATTCATCTGTTCAGGTAACTTAGTCCGTCACGCACAACAACAAGGTATCTATGTTGTTCTTGTTGATAGTGAAAACGCTTTGGATGAAAAGTGGTTGCATGATCTTGGCGTTGACACCAGCGAAGACAAGCTTTTAAAGCTTAACATGGCAATGATTGATGACGTAGCTAGAACTATCAGTGAATTCGTAAAGGGATACAAAGCACTGCCTGAATCAGATAGACCTAAGGTCTTGTTTGTTGTTGACAGTCTAGGCATGTTGCTAACACCTACTGACGTTAATCAGTTTGAAGCAGGTGATATGAAGGGTGACATGGGTCGTAAGCCTAAAGCACTTGCCGCACTCGTTCGTAACTGTGTTAACATGTTTGGTAATTTAGGTATCGGTATGGTTGCTACTAATCACACTTATGCTAGTCAAGATATGTTCGATCCTGATGACAAAGTATCAGGTGGTCAAGGTTTCGTCTATGCATCTAGTATTCTAGTTGCTATGAAGAAATTAAAACTAAAAGAAGACGAAGATGGTAACAAGATTAGTGATGTACGCGGTATTCGTGCCGCATGTAAAATCATGAAAACTCGTTATGCTAAACCTTTTGAATCAGTGCAAGTTAAGATTCCGTACGAAACAGGCATGAGTCCATACTCAGGTATGCTTGATATGATTGAAAAAGCAGAAATGGTTAAGAAAGAAGGCAACAGCCTAGTCTATACCACACTTGATGGAGAAATCATTAAGAAGTTTCGTAAGGCATGGGAAGCAAACACTGATGGTTGCTTAGACAAAGTTATGTTTGAGTATGCTGAAAAAACAAAATCAATGATAAGTACTGTATCTAACACAGGAGAGGAAGATACAGAATGAGTGTGAATTTCGTAGCTGAGGTATGGGATGCCCTAAAAACTCATATAGATTTTAATGAACGCAAAGATGCTGCCGACACCCTCGTCAATCTTTTAATTGATAGCGGTCATGACGCAGATGATATCAAAGAAGCTTTTAGGGGCGATAAAGATATCGGTGGTGCATTAAAGTTTTATAGAGAACAACATGAAGTCGAAGAAGAATACGAAGAATACGATGATGAAGATGATGAATGGTGATGAATGAACTGGTACACTAAAATATCGCAGGATCTATCTGCGATACCTGATTTTATTACGTACTATGAATCGGAACTAGTGGAAGCTAAAAAAGAGGTAAAAATCTATGGCAATGTTGAAAAGAACATTGCCAATTTACCCGGTGTTACCGAACATAGATTTAATCAACTACAAGAAATAGAAGCGGTACTAAACTATCTCAACATTAAATTAAGGCAAATTCGCCGAAAACATTTTCAAAAATATTTAGAAGCGTATAATAGAGCACTGACAAGTCGTGACGCTGAAAAATATGTTGACGGCGAATCTGAAGTCATCGACTTTGAAATTTTAATTAATGAAGTTGCACTACTGCGAAATCGTTGGTTGGGTATTCTCAAAGGTTTAGAAGCCAAGCAATGGCAGATGGGACACATTGTTCGTTTGCGCACTGCTGGTATGGAAGATATAACAGTAGGATAAAAAATGTCAAAATTATTTTCAAATCAAGCATTATCAATCGGAGCACAAGGTGCACAAGGTCAAGTATTCTCATTAGGTAATTTATCTACTAGCATAACTGGCATCTTTGCAGACCACATTTCATCATCTAGCAACGTGAAGAAGTATGAAATAATTGAAACTACTGAGGATTTGTTGGCACTAAGTTGTGCATGGTATCGCATTAGACAAGACAAACATACCCTTCAACCACACGTTACTAGTTTACTATCCGATGCATTGTTTAGGCACGTGACACCGGAAGATCGTACTAAGGCAGAAGAAGTACGTGATTACTATAGTAAGAAGTTTATGGTCATGGCGTTGAAGGATCAAAGACTAACACAGTTCCGTCATGACTTGAAAGAATATTTACTAGGTGATTCAACGAAATTCACTGAGAAGACTGTACCGATGGTCTATAGGCTACCTGAATTTCATGCACATGATGTTGAGTTTGATGTTATACAGCGTGAGTTTAAAAAAGACATCCCTGAGTTTGATAGATTCACACGCAAGACAATTGACAAGTCTGTACGACTTACTCCAGTCAAAGGGTTCAAAAAGAATAGCAAGATCCGCGGTAAGTTTACTGAGTACTGGTTGAAAGATTCTAGTAATCGTGCTTATCGTTTTAGTCTTA